AGATTCGAAACAACTACACGACGATAGTAGACGTTTGAATCCTTAGCAAGACCGTCATCAGTGAATGCTGTTGCGCCCTTTGCGAATGGGTTAGCAATCATACCATAACGTGTCTTGAAGCCAATCTTTGGCTGGAAGCTGTCCTGATCGACTGCACGTACCATCTGTAGTGGAACGTATGGGCAGTAGAATAGACCAGCGTCGAATGCTGATGAACCCTTATAACCAACGGTTAGATAGTTACCACCGATAGCATATGGATCAACATAAACACGTAGACGACCATTTAGAACACCAGCGAATGTGTTGCCTGTGTCGTCAACCTGTAGATTATTTGAATTTAGAGCAGGAGCGTAATCAAGAACACCAGCCATCTGTAGAGCAGAAGCAACGTCTGAAGAACAGATAACGATGTTACCCTTTCCTCTACGGGTCTGCTTGGCGATTTGATTAGCTTCACGCTCTAACTGGAACATTAGACCCTTGAACTTCTCAACTGACCAACGGCCATTTGAGTCTGTATCAAGATCGAAGTAACCAGCAGTTGTTGTATTATCCTGTGCACCAGCAACGGCTGTGACGTTGATTGTACGGATAACTTCACGATTGATTTCAGCCATAATCTCAGAAGAGAGAATGTTTGAAAGTTCTGTTTCAGCGTCTAGACCATGAATAGCCTTAAGGTCCTGGGCTAGTTCCATGGTATATTCTGCCTTTAGAGCACGTGTCTTGGCTGTAACAGCTAGCTTCTCGATTGAGAAAGCCATCTGTGCGAAAGCTGAATTGCTGTCTGTACCAAGAGCTTCTGCCTGTGCTGTTGACATGGCTGAACCGAAGTTATAGACGCCATTAGCAGCAAGATTGGCAGAACCATCTGGGAATGTACCAACATGCTTCTGACCTAGTGTGTTAGCACCAGAAACGACAGAAGAGAATGAAGTATTAACTTCATTGTAGAATGTTTCTGTATGTGTCTGGTTAGCATAACGTGAACGCATAGCGAAAATAAGACCTGTTGGGCCTGTCATCTGCTGAACGCCGCAAACGTCATATGCCATAAGATTTGGCATTGCACGGCGAACTAGAGAAATTAGAACAGGATCAAAAGTATCAATTGCACCGGTTGATGCAGTTGAAGATGAACCAGCCATAGCATTGACAGGAATTGAAGATGTCATGGCTTCTGATAGTAGATACTGTGAATGTGCACCTGATTCACGTAGTGCTCTCTCTGTATTCTCTAGAAGAGTAGCAGTTACGTTACGACGATGTGTATCCTTAATTGGTGCAAGATCGGGATGCTCAAGAATTGGCTTCCACTTGTTACTTAGTTCTTCAGCTAGCATTTATTTCTCCTTAAAGGTTAAATGTATGTTTTATTTATAAAAATTATTTCTTTATTGTTCTAGAGATAGCTTGTGCATATCTTCTCATTTCAGGTGTAGTGATTACTTCTTCAGTTAGACTATTTTCACCTGAAACATCTTCATTAATTACAGATGAAGCAGATGATGTCTTTTCTGTGAAGTATTGTTCCTTGATGATGTTTAACTTTCTTTCGTAAGCAGATAGATCACCATCAAACTCAATACCTTCTGCAAGTGAGCGGAAACGTTCCACCTGTGTAAGAGCTAGACCTTCTGAAACATCATTGAAAACGTCTTCTAATTCAATTGACTGTGCAATCTGTCTTAGTTCTACATTTTCGCTAATTGTTTCATCTAGCTTTTCTTCAAGTTCAGCTACCTTTTCAGATAGTGCTTCAAGAATATCTAATTTCTCCTGGGGAACAGAAATGTAATGTTCAGAGAATAGTCCTTTTAGACCTTCAATGAAGTCATCAACTAGTTCGTTACGGAGTGAAGTTTCAATTGCAACTTCGTTTTCTTTCATCCAGTTCTCAACAACGTAATCAAGATACTGATCAACCTTTTCTGTTAAATCAGTAACGATACCTTCTACCTGTTCATTGAGAGCGGCTTCATATTGTTCTTCAAGACGTGTTGTTTCTAGTACAACACGAGCATTGACTGCGGCTTCGAATAGTGTTGAAGCCTTATCTTTGAATTCTTCTGATAAGTCCTGACCAGCAAACATTTCCTCAACGTCTTCCTTGACATTAAGTTTCTGCATTGGCATCTTTGTCTTTGGACCTGAACCTAGTGTGGTATCAATTGAAGAAGCATTCTTTGCAGAATTATCAGGAACACCTAAATCCTTATTTGGACCGAATACAGCCATTGTCTGATCGAACCACTTAACCAAATCTTTCTTTGGCATACCACCCATGGCTGACATGACTGATGTCATCATTTCCATGCGTGAATGTGGAACTGGACGTGAATTTGGCTTGAGTGAATCAGCAGCTTGTGTTTCAGTAATTTCTTCTGTCTCTACTTCTTCTTTAGCCATCTTTTTCTTTTTAGCCATTTCTTTAGCTTCTTTTTCGTGCTTTTCAGCAGCTTCTTTGTTACCAGACTTTCTAGCTTTATACATAGAAACAAGGGCTTCGAATCTCTTGTTCTTATCAGATACTTCCATGAGATCGAATTCTTCTTGTGTTAATTCGATTTCCTCACCAAGTACTTTCACGATTTCAACATACTCATCATAGGTTGCTATTGTCATTAAAGTGTCTCCTTAATTTAATTTGAAATATTTATATATTTCTGATACTTAAAAAATTAATTAATTGTTAGTGAACGAATGAAATCTTCAAAAATAGCCATTTTATTTTGTTCTATTTCATCCATTGACATTCTTTTTAATAGTTTTTTATGTTCTTCTGCTTTTTCCTGAATCCACTCACCATTCTTATAAATCCAATCGACATTTTCCATAATACCTTGAACATATGCACCACGTGCAGAAGGATCAGCGACAACATCTGCTGCTGTTGCTAAATGAAATCCTGGCATAACGACTGTAACACCATCGTCACGCATTTTAGTTTCACCTAATCCTCTAGTGGAAACACCTAATGTAGCACCTGATTCAAGAAGACCCTTGACAATATTACCCATTGGAGTTTCTGTAACTAATGCTTTACCCATTACATCATTACCGCTCCATTTTAATTCTTTAATCAAAATACATACACGATCTAAATTAATTGTTGGACCCGCTGGATGATTTAGTTCACCGAATGCTCTATTGTTTTTAACATTTTCAGCAACATATTTTTCAACAACTGGTTCCATCATTCCTTTTTCGTACATACGATTATTACGATTGAGTTGTTCTGTCTGAATAAATGGACCAACAATAAAGTGATTTTTCTTACCAGTTTCTGTTGTTTCTGTAATGTAACCTACGTTACTATTATTTTCTTCTACGATGAGTTTCATCTTAGTTCCTAAATGCTATTGGGACAGCCAACATATTAGCGCCTTTGACTAAATCTGTTGATGTCTTTTGGATTACTACTGATTCTGTATTTGACACTGTTACATTTGCATATACAGTACCGTTTGCATAAGCAACATTTGCAGATGCTCTTGCACCAGTATTGATAATTCTTACTAATGTACCAGAGGATACACTGTTTGCGGTTGTACCGATATCTACTTCTGGACCTAATAACTTAAATATCATCATACTTTGCTCCCATAATTTACATCTACATTATCACTAGGATAAGATGGATTTGGGACAGTATTATATGCAATTGGTGTTTCTGGACCTGTTGTTTCTTTTGTTGGGCGGAAAACAACATAGTCATAGATAGCATCTAAATCTTGTTTGGCATTAGAAATTTTAGACTGAACCCAAGCTTCTAACTGAGAATCGTTCTGTAGCATCATGACAAGATGTGTGGCTTTATTAGCAAGAGCTTTTAATTGTGTTTTAGCCATTTCGCCTTCATAATCTGGTTCATCATTTGATTCGTTACTTGGACATTCTGATACTTGTGTCTCTTCCATGGCTTGTTTGCGAATAGTGGCAAAATAAACATTTTTGCCCTTTTCCTTACCATACTGTTGCATCATAGATGCTTTCATGTTAGACTTATCATACTTCTTTTTTAATGATTTTTCTTTTTTCTTGTCAGCAGCAGTCATTTCTTCTTCATGAACTACTTTTTTATCCATGAGAAGTTTTTTCTTTGGATCATTTGGTGAATTAGGACATTTTTGCATACCATGAACTTCACACATCTGACCGGCTTCACTCATGTTACAATGAGAACCTTCGTCTAGTTCTATATCTTCTTCTATTTTTCCTGTAGCAGAAACTTTGGCTTTTTTACCGCCAATATTAAATGCTTTATTCCATGCTAGTTTTCGGCCTTCAGACCTTTTTTCTTCTTTTCTATCCGAATCAATTGATTTTTTTCCACTTTTTATTTCTGAAGAAACTCTCTTAGACGTATCTTCTAAAGATTTCCCTCTATAACGAAGTGCTAGATTTTTTGAAATTTCGTCTAGTTGTGTTTCTTCATTAGCTTGCTTATATACATCATGTGACTTATCACCTAAATGACCCTTTGCAGGATCGACAACGGGCTTTGTAGATGGAACATGAGTAGCCCCAGGAGTCTTCTGTTTTACAGGATAATCCTTTTCGTCAACCTTATGCTGGTCAAGGAAATCAGATTCTCCTTTTGGTACAATTCTTCCAGCACGTGGTGCTACAATATCCCTCAAACTCTTAGGCATCTTCGTTATCCTCTGTCTCTACTTCTGAATCTGATTCTTGCTCAACTTCATTATCTTCTTCACCTTCTATATCAGAATGCCCAAATTCATCATCATTTTCTTCTGGTTCATCTTCATCATGGTAATTAAATAATGTTTTTGCCAATTCCATTTTTTTATTTTCAATAGCAGCTTCTAATCTATCCTTGATTAAAGTATTAAATGAATCGCCAAATTCTATTGGTTTTTGTTCTAAACTGTGTAAAATTAAATCTGATGGTTTTGTCACATCACACTCCTATTATTTAGTTGTACCCATTTGCTGTTGTCTGTATGTAATCATAGACTTAGCGGATTCGTCATTACTTTTTGCAATAACTTGAACAGCTTTTTGTAATTGAGAATATTCGTCTTTTGATTTTGGTTTTTTATCTTTTAATCTCTGATAAGTCATTTTTGCTTTTCTTAATTTTTCTTTATCATCTACTACTGGTGCGCC